ATTCGGGAGGCGCGCTTTCGACTACCCTTCCCAATGACTAATGGGAAGTCTTCGACAACCGCCTCCCGTGTTGGAAAAAATCGTTGATGCCTTTATAGAAGATGGCCATCACCAACTTTCGCTCAACCGGCACGGTCAACTTGTCGATCTTCTTTGCTGTCGCAACAGCCCATTGCGGCGACCACCCGCCGCCTTTCGGCTGAAGGAAGGCAGCGATGAGTGGGGCAAGGTTCCCGGTGTTGGCGATTTGTCGCATGAAGATGCGAGCCGCCGGTTGACGTTGGTCTTCCGGGAGCTTCTCACGTTCAAGCAGCAACTCCGTGACACCCGCGTCAATCAGAATCTGTTGCACATAGAAATCATACGCAGGTGTAAGTGCAGCGAAGATAGACACCTCTTCGTACACCTCGCCGCCGAGATGCAAATCCATTGGAGCCTCTTTCGATTGTTAGGGGAGAATATCATGGCCATGATAAATTTCATGGCCATGATAATGTCGTCTATTAGACTACTCCTCTCAGAATCAGTCGGCCGTACGGTGACGTGCTGCTCCCACCGAAGAGACCCTCAGCGTCTCGCAGCGCGGTCATGTTCATCTGGTAGTCACCGAAGTTATCGCCGATGAAGTCGAGGTCACCAGCCGGTACCGCGGCGCACTTCCAGATCTCAACATCATACTGCGGTCCTGTCGTCGGATCAGGAATGAAGAGCAGGCTGCCCTCCACCTTGTTCCGGGTCGCGGGAAGAACCATGTCGAGCGACAGCGACGCGCGCGTGTAGGCCGCGGTGCAGGGCGTCGCAGTGGTCACGCCGCCAGCAGCTGGGCTGATCACCTTGATGATACCAGCGCTCGAGTCGTAGACTGTGTACCCGGTGGTCGGCGTCCAGGTCACGGTGCCCTGTGTGATCACCACGCCGGAGATGTTCCGGCCGGCAGTCTTGAGGAACCGACCAGCCATCACCGAAGAGGTGAGGACTTCACCTGTGATCGCCGAGCTGGTCTGCGTGAAGGTGCTCTGGTCACCCATCATTGCGAGCGCCAAGTTCTCGATGCCGTACTCGTTCGACCCGATCTCGATGGCGACTTCACGAGAGCGAGTGACGCGCTTCAGCACACCAGCCGCGGCGTCGGTGCTATCATTGATGCTGATGTTGTCATCGTTGAAGATAACTGCGAACCGAGCGCAGTTACCCATGTGGAAGTACGGCTGCCGTACGCCCGAGACAATCGGAGCGTACATCAACTCGCCCTTACCAAGAATGATGTTCTGCGCCAGATCAGTAAACATTTCCTGAGATTCCCTTGACGGTTAGACCGTCCGTTGTGCTCGCTTATCGAGCGATTCTATTGAGAACACTACTGCGCCCAGCGCGCCCAAACCATCATCCTGCGTCAGACCGTATTGCAATCCCAAACACCGAGTCAACGTAACGAAGTTACGAACTCTTGCGCCATCGTCGCCGCGTAACTGAAAAAAGTACCAATGCACTGTCAGCACACACGCACGAAGCAAGTAGCTGATGTCTTGCACCTTCTTGGCGGGTGTACCGTTGCCGCGATGCACAGCGGTGATAGACACCGGCGTAATGCCGTGTGCGCACGAACCGCCAGCTGACTGTTGCGTGATCGTTGGGCCATCGGGAACGACCAGCAGCATCAGCTCTGCATCACCTCGCGTGATCTGCTCACCCTTCGCGAGAGCGTCGTCCTCCGTGCCGTCCACCACCAGGACGTCGCTAGTAACAGTATCACCAACATCCTTCGGCAATGAAACCAACTTGGCAAGTACGCCATTCGTTGGATCATTCAGCGCGGCAACAATTGAGCGAACAACTTCGAGCTGCATGTTACCTCGCGATGAAGTCAGCGATCATCTTCTCCCAAGACTGCACGACGGTTGACGGCATCGTCTCGGGTATGATCGGTCGTGCTGGAATCTTCTTGGGTGTCTTCCGGCGTAACGCCACCGGATTGCCGAGCTTGTTGATCACCACAAATGTACGCGATGTAAAACCAGTCTGATGCGGTTCAGCGTAGATCACCGTGGAACCGCGCGTCAAGCTGTCTGGTCGAACGATCTTTACGGCGTCAGGTCCGAGACCGAGCTTCGTGAAACTCGCCCACAACTTGTTCGTGTCTCGAAGTATTCCGCCACGACCGTGTCCGCGACGCTGCCGCAGCTTGCGTGTGACCGGTGCGAGTGGCGCCCACTTCTTGCCGCCGTATGCACCCTCGGTCTGAAACTGTTTGATGAAGACTTCATTCAGCGACTGATTGATCGGTCCTGCGAACACAGGTGATAGATCGTGCGCTGCCTTCATCACTTCACTTAGTCGAGCAACCGCGCCGGATACGTCTATGCGAACGTTCGGTGCGGTCATATCGAATAGACAGTCAGTCTAATGTCCCAACGCTTCAGCCGGCGTTCCCACTGACCGGGAGGAAAATCGTTCTTCACTTCATCGCGGAACGATTTGCTCGGTCCATTCTGTGAACTGATCGAGCTAACAATTGGTGACTCAGCATACTTCGAAAGCCGCCAGCTGATCACATCTGCGATGGTCCACTTAAGCGCCGTCTTGAGCTCTTGATACGCAGACTCCACCGCATCGGCGTCAGGCTGGAAGCCCTCGAGCGCGACGTACACGCCGTTACCGCGATGGTACCCACGACCAACATAGAAGTTGTTGACGTGATCAACGGCTGCGGGAAACTGCCGAGTGAAGTGTTCGATAACATCCCACTCCGCCTGTTCCGCTACCGTCGGCAGATCAGCGTGACCGCGCAGCGCGGCAACGATCAACGCTTTATCTGCCGTACTTGTTGCGTCAAAGTAGGTCGCCACCAAGAACCTCAGTTATGTAAGGGATGAGGTGGCAGAGAGGCGAACCTCTCTGCCTGTCAGTTTTAGCTGACGTACCTCACTGCCATATCCTCGTCGAGAGTCTTGACTCCCCAAAGGGCGTCGACCCGGACGTAGACCTTGGCATCCAGACCCTCGTACCACATGGTGACGCGGAGCGCCAACCCGGTGATAGGATCAGCCAGGCTCGCGACCTGTGCACCCATCCGACGAGCAACCTCAGGAAGCGGCGCCATCGCGAGGGCGAACGCGTTCCGATGGAAGGCGAGGTTGTCGTACTTCGCGGTGTTGCCGAGAGTGATCTTCGCGGCAGTACCGGACGCCACGGTGTGCCGGGACTGCGGCCGCACGGTGACGGTGATCGCGTTGGCAGCTGCAGTAGCATCCGCCGCGACCACGAAGTTACGAGTAGCGGTCAACGCGGCGCCGGAAAGACCATCCGTCGCGGTGTGACCGATCTGCACAATGTCGCCAACCTTCAGCGTACCGGTGCAGGTGGAGGCAGCCAACGTGATGCTGGTTGCGCCCACGGTGACTGCGGCGCTGACGGTCAGTGAACCGCCAGTTACGGTGAAGGTACCAGGAGCCTGCTGCGTCTGCACGTTCTGGTTTGCGAAGATCTCAAACCCAAACTTCCGACCCAGCGAACCGCGCTGCTGAGTGTCGGCAGAACCGCTCGCGTCGGCGCGGTTGAACGCGTCCAGCGAGAGGAAACCCTGCTCACGCTCACCGTTGATCTCGAGCGCGACATCGTTCAGCGGCACCTGATTGTCGAACAGCCGACGCCGGATAGCCGGTAGGTCAGCGACAGAGGTGATGCTGGACTGCCCGAGGTAGTACCAAGGAATGCCACGAGCCAACGCGTTCAGGGTGAGGTCGATCTTGTCCGCGACGGCGGACGCGGCGGGGCGGATGTGCTCGTTGATAATCCGCTCCTGCGTGTAGCTGAGTTCCTTGTCGGTCAGTGAGAACTGAACACCATTCCACTGGTCAAGGGTGATCGCTACCGAGTCAGCCACCAGGTCACTGGTGTTAGCAGAGCTGATCGGCATCGACTGCGCGGTGAAGTACGTCGGCCGACGCAGGTTGATAACTGAGCCGTACTCCTGCGGGTTCTTGTCGTAGCCGCGGTATACGCGACCCGCCATTCCGAGAGCCTTCTCGAGCTGCACCAGAGCCTGGGCAGCGTAGAAGTTCGGATCGTAATTCCCTAGGCCATTTGCCATTGGAAATGAAACTCCCCGCGACCGGTTACGTTACCGATCAGCGGGGAGTCGCGGAAACACCGCGGATCGGTTAGACTGGAACGATTGTCAGACCTTCTTTGCGTGCCTTCTCTTCCATCTTCTTGAAGAACGTGATGTCGCGGATCTGATCAGCGGTAAGCCGAAGCTCCTTGCCGACCTGACCTGCAACCGGCGTTCCACTTCCACCTTGACCTGCGCCGGCCTCGGCACCGCCCTGCCGCTCTCCTCGAACGAAAGGCTTGCCGTCTCCAGCTACCCACTGAGCGATGAACTCACTGACCGTCATGTACGGCGCTTCACCGGTCTGTGAGTACGCGAATCCGTTCTCACCCTTGGCGTAGAAGGAGTCCGTCTCCTCGTCATACGCGAATGAATCGCGCAACATCGAGACGACCATCGGAACACCCTTCTTCGTGGTCGGCTTCAGCAGGTTCTCTTCGACCTTGTTCGCCGCTGCGCCTTGCACGATCTGACCAAATAGATCCTTGGTCCGCAACTTCTCGATCTTCTGCTCGGACGCGGAGAGCTTGGTCTTCAGCGGAACGATCTCTCGCTCCGTGATCTCCTTCGTCTTGTTCGCGAGCTGCTCCTGAAACTGCTTCTGCGTCGCGTTGGGATTCAGGCCCCACTTTTCGATTGCCTGTGCGCGGAAGGTCTCATCTTCGAGGAGCTCGTTAGGATCGCGTTTGTTCTTCGCGCTCTCGAGCTTCGTCCGCATGGAACCCATCGTGGCGTCGTGCGTGGCCTTCGGTACGTAGCGTTCAGCGATCTCCGCTTGTGAGAAATAACCAGCGGGTTTGGGTACCTCGACCTCGGCTCCGTTGTACTGAACCGTGATCATCGGTGTGGCGTCTCCGCCACCACCAGCGCCGCTTTCACCATCTAGGAACGGATGTCTAAACAACATTTGCTGCCTCCAGGAGTTGGGTGCCTGGGTCACCGGGTTTTTGTACTACCTCCGCGATTCCTTCGCGGGCAAGGGGACAACCACCCGATGAGCCGGGGAAGATGTTACAAGTGAACCTATGTTAATGTACCTATCCCATCCACCCCAGCAGCTTCCCATGTGATGCCGTGGTCGCCTTCATAAGGGAGTCGGTGATCATGCTCACCAACTAAGATGGGCCGCGGGATGCCCATCGGGTACGCCGTGCAAGTCGGGCCGAACAGATCCCGGTGCTTGCAGGTGACGCACGATGGGAGCTTCATTTGAAGTGTGTTTGCCTCGGCGCTGTTCATAGAATTTCACCCGCCTTCTTTAAGTACTCGTAGGACATCTTCAAAAAGTTTGTGTACGTCAATGTGGGATCAACGGCCTTTGATTGTTGATATGCTTTCAGGGTAGTCATTTCCATTCCTTGTGCGTGATAGTGTGCGTTGACCGCCTCTTCCATCATCTCATCAGTAAGTTGCGCTGACATCGTATCACCCTTCAATACCTCAGAAGCCTTCGCGTATTTGCCAGGAATCTTCGATGTGCCGTAGTACTTCTTGTTGGCGTTGACGTCCGCCACCTTGATCTTATAACCTTTCGCGTTCACAGCGTTCACCACGTCTTGACTATCCAGTCCCTTGCCGAGATAGAAGTTGATCATCTCGTGCTTCGTGTTGATGTAATACGGCGGTTCCCCAATTGTGGGTACAGCGGGCTTCGCGGTCGGCACCGACCCGGGAACCACCGATGCAGATGGGTTCGCAATCCGCGTCAAAGCTGCGGCGGTGTGCGCGTCACTGATAACTTCTTGCGCGAGGATCTCGACGTCAATGATGAGTGACTGACCTTGGTACGTCATCGGTCCCTCACTCACTCCGAGGATTCGTACCCGTGTGCTACGATGCATTAGGAACTCTTGTTCGGTAGGTACGCCCGCGCCACCAGATTTTCGCATCCACACACCGTGTGTGTTCTTCGGTGCGTGTACGCGAAAGAATCTGTTCTTTGCGCTGAAACCGCTGGCTTTCTCAAGAATGGTTGAGTGTGAACCGTAGCCCAACTCCGTAAACTCTGACCCGATGGCGCGTTGAAGTTCGGTGAACGACATCGTGTTGAACGGGTGCGCATGTCCTAAACCTCTGTAAAGAACGGTGTCTGTTCCTATCACAGTATCTTTCATCACGTAGTCAATCGCACGGATCTTCAATGACGCTGAGCTCTGATCTAACATGCTCTTTCGTAAAGCGTCGTTCATCGCGCCGTAGCCAGAACCTCCGTACGATCGGAGCGCGTTGATGCTGTTCTGACTGAAGCGCAAACCTGTCTTGTCGTGCAGCTTATCGAGACGCGTCGTCGCGTTGGCGTCAGCGACAAACCCCGGTTTCGGTGGTGACATCACAGGCATCTTCTCGATGCCAGATGCCCCTTGGTACATCCAGCCTTCAACCTTGTAGAAATCAATGTTCGTGTTGGGATTCAGCTTCTTAATAGCGTCGTACGTTTGGTTCACCGACATGTTCGGCACATGCTTGCCGTACCATTTACTAATTGCCTCTTGTCCGCTTGCGATAATCTCCTTTGGCGGCTTCGACACAAGGTGCTGAATCCCGGTGTACTTGTTGTCTGTCACTACCATCACCGAGTCTGGCAGCGTCTTCAACTGGTAAGAAGATGTGTAAGGCTGATAGACGATGCCCTTGTCTGACAGGCCCTCGATCACCTTCTTCATCTCCTCGGCTTCCTTCGCAGCTTGCTTGATTTGCTCAGCCTTCGCGATGAGGCCGTTCGTGCGTGACTCGAGCATGTTCGCAAGTTTGAGTGAGTGCGTGGGTGACACACCCAACGACTCGATGAACGCCCGGTATCCACCAGGTCCGAGGTTAGCACGGAACGTCTTGATGTCCTCGATCTGCTTGATCAGCTTCTCACCGAGATCCTCTGCCTTTTGAATCCCGGCAGCATTAAACACCTTCGCGTACGCGGGATTCTTTCCTCCAGGCGCGAAGCTTGTCCACTCACTCAACACCCCAAGCGACTCGTTCGGCTTCAACGCGCCCTTCGCGCGGTACAACAGTGAGCCGCCTTGGTCAATTCGGACTAAGATGTTGTCGAGCTTGTTCAGCACCACCACGTTGTCGAGTGACAGCCCAACAGCGTCCCAGTTGGCGGTCAGCACATCCGCGGCGAAGCCGTCGAGAATCTTGTCAGCGCGTTCCTTCGTGAGTCCCACCTTCTCGATGGTGCCTTCATTCTCAAGCACCTTGCTCGCGAACGCTGTCTTGCCGTTTGCTTGCTTGAATAGTTTCGACTCCGGCGCGCCGACACCGAGGCGTCGGTAAATCGCGTTCGACACGTGTTCACCTATGCCCTGACCTTCTTCAGCGTAGAGCTTGACATACCACTTCTTGCCGTCCATGTCCTCATACATGCCGCCAGGATTGGAGCCAGCCTGCGGTCCAACCTGCTTGTGCATGATGAACTTCTCTTCGGGTGTTTGCTCCGTCAATGACTGAATCGTTGGTGACGGCGCAGGTGGCTTGATCGGTGGCGGTGTGAACGTCGGCTTGGGCGGCAAGATGTCGACGATCTTGTGACCTTCGATCGCGGGCATCGCCCCAGCCTTCGGGAAGTTGGCTGGGATCTTCTCAGTGCCGTACCACTTGATGTTGGCGTTGACATCAGCAACCTTGATCTTGAAGCCCTTGCCCGCCATCGCGGAGACGACGGTCTCGCCCTTGAGACCTTGTCCTAGGAAGAAGTTGATCAGGTCGTGCTTCTTCGTTATGTTTGGTGGCGGTGCGGCACTGACAACCTTTCCACCCACCATCATGACAGACTGCGTGTGGGCTGCCATCGCCTCGAGCTTGGACTGCGTCCCGGCGGCCTTCGAGTTGTCGAGGGCGTTCTTCGCGGCTGCGTCGGAGGCAGCTTGCTGCGCGGCGGTGATGGAACAGATGTCAGCCATTAGTGCTTACACCCCGTACCTTGCACCTTTACACCAGCTTTCCGCATCGGGTTTGGCTTAGGCTTATGCATGTCCTCGATGCCCCGTGGAACGGGAACTCTTTCACACCGGCAGAACGGATGTGGGAACGTCGGCACTTGAGCGATAGGATAGATGCCGGGACCCATCCCGAAAAAGTCTGTCTTGGCTAGTCCATCACAGCCATCAGGACGGCGAACCTTTCCGCGGTTGGGCGATAGCTGCCACTTCACCGCCTCGACAAAGGGATCTTGCGCGAACGCCTGGAGCTCTGCTTCACCTCGTGCGTTGTGGATCTCGGAGAACGCGATACGGTCTGCGTTGAACCGCAGTCGCTTGGCGGCACCGGTTTGTACGGGATCTTTCAGAATGGCGTCAGTGATCTCACCTGCGCCTCTGAAAGCTTCCTGAAAGCTTTCAGCGCCGAGTACATACGGCCGCAGTCGCTTCGAGAGTTCGTCTGGCGACATCCCTTCGAGTAACGCGCGCGTAACAACATGCTGGGCGTCATCGACAGCGTTCTTCACGTGGCCACGCAGCAAGGTGCGCCAGGTCGCGGCACCCTTGCCGAGCGATTCCCATTGACCAGCCATCGTCAGGTTGGGGATCTGAATGCGCTTTAATAGATCGGCATTTACACCGTGCGCGTTGAACACCTTGAGCGTCGCCTCTTGCTGCAGCTTGAGGATCTCATCGAAGGATACTTTACGACTGCCGTCAACAGCAGTCTCCATTTGCTTCTGCAGCTTGTCACGAAGTTGCAAGATGATCTTCGACATCCGATCCGCAGCTTGACGTCTGTCAGGCGGCAACGCCTTCAACGTAACGATCAGCCGCTCGGCGTACTCCAAGAGCGCCCGGTCCAAACGCCGCAGACTCTCAAGGCGGAGCGCCCAGGATCTAGCACGCGCCGCCTCGGTAGCTTGCCTGTACGCGTCCTTACTCGGCGGAGGCATCGTCGGCGGCTGCCGCTCCGAAATACGCTCCAACGCCGCGGGTGATAACACCCAGCACGCCGGCCACCAGCACCACACGGGTGACGCTCACCTGACCCGCGTAGAACTGCGCCACCACGTCAGTCGCGGCAGCAGACATCGTCACGATCGCAGTATGCAGCCACTTCCGTTTCTTTTTCGTCACGCTAGAATCCTCCGCTGAACGCCGGCATTTCTGCCTCACGACGCTGCTGTTGTTCCTGCACGTTGGCCAACTCTTCCGCCTGCTGGAGCAGGACGTCCATCAACTTGTTCTCTTCTGCGTCTGCTAACTTCACCATCTCTTCTGGCTTGACCAATCCCAACGCAGCGACGAAGCGCATCGTGAGTCGCGCCTTGACGATCGCCGGGATGGTGCCGAGTGTCGTCAGGTCTGCCAAATACTTCGAGGCGAGGGCAGCATCCACCGCGACCTCGATCTCTTCCTTGTTGACCGGCAACCCGTCCTGTTGCGCTGCGTCCTTCGCCAACTGAATCAGTGCCGCGCGACCGATCGGGATCGCCTGGTTCTCGGCAAGGTAACGCTTCTTCATCTGGTCGAGTACAGCGCCGAGGTCTACGGTGGAGAAGTCATCGGACCGGACGGTGCTGGCGATGCCCCACTTGTTCTTGGACTCGCTGAACTCCGCCTGCTCGAGTCGGTAGAACGCGCCGTTCTCCGCGTCATCCACAGCTGCGGCAAGCAGTTGCAAGAAGGCGCCGATACCTGAGGCGACATCCTGCTTGACCTCGGTGGCAGTCTTTTGCGCGGCAGCGTCCTCGTACATCTTGAAGCCACTCACCCAGAAGTGTTCCACCTTCTTGTCGAGCACCTCGCTCGCGTTCTTCGTGGGCTCGCTCGACGGGTTGATGAACCGGTGTCCGCCGCGCGCGTCCTTGCCCTCAGGAATGACGTTCTCACCCTTCAACAACTTGACCAGCAACTGTTCGTACTGATCGCCACCCTCGATGCCGAGGACCAACTTGGCGAAGTTCGCGATGCGTAGACCGAAGTCTCTGACGCTTTCTTGGTTGAACAGAACCTGCGCCTTGTTCGCCAAGAGCCAGGCGATGTAGCGCCGCATCGGCAGCTCAACCTTGAAGATTGGTAGCGCGGGCGTCCCGTTGCGGTTCTGATATGTGTACGTCCCACTGTTCTCAGGACCAGTCAACGCCTCGGGCTCACCTTCCTTCGTTTGCCGCCACCGACTCCACTTCCCGATCTCCCACTTGATGAACGTCTCACCATGATCCGGCGCCTGCTCGAGCGTGGTGCGACCATCACGGCACTCCTTCATCAGCACCGCGACCGGTCCGTGCGGCCCATCCACCCAGTTGGGAACTTCGGTGGGCGGAATCAGCTTCACGTAGTGCATCCCGCCGACGGTATCTACCAATACCCACATGCATTGGTAGTTGATGATGTCGAGCGTGAACTCCCGCCACAACGTCTTCCAGGCTGTGCCCTTACCGTCCGCGTCGTGCGCGAGTCGATGTGCGGGTGTGCCCTCTTCGTTCGGGTCGCCGAGGCCACCTTTCTTCTCGTCATCGAGCCACTTGCGCGCAGTTCGATCTTCGGTGGCGTAGAGCATGCCTGCCAAGGTATCAATCAGCGTCCCCAAGTGCGGGGTGAAGTCAGACACCTTGACGCGTTCATTGTACGCTTGGTCAGGCTCGCCCTGGAAGCGCCGAATGAGATACGTCTTCGCAACGTCCTTGTCTGCAACTTCACCGTAGTAGAAGTCATTCGTCATCTTCCACCGCGGCAACATCTTCTTGTAGTACGGATGCTTGTAGTCGAGCCACGAACGTGGTTGACTCGGCTCAGCTATCGGGGCGGTCGAGGCAGACTGCACGACAAAGGTGTCAGACTGCCCGCCGTACAGTGGTCCTTCAGCCATAACTTACAGTCTCCTGACGGGCCGCACGATAGCGTCGAGGTACCCGAAGATAGAGGTGGCGCTCACTAATTGAATCTTAACTCCGATGTTCATGTACGTCGATTCAAGATCATTGGCGATGTCCCCACCGGGGATCGTCACAGAGTAGTCACCTGGCGTCTCACTGAGCTCAGACATCACGTAAGACATCGAGCCAATTGCTCCGGTTGATGTAGCGCTTTCGGCGACACGGATCGTCAAACTTAGTCCAGAGCCAGGCTCCAGCTCACCTGTCTGTGAGTTCTCTTGCACAGCTCGAACGCGCACACGCGTGTTATTGTTTGGCACCAACTCAATGTCGGCCATCTTATTCCTCCTGTTGCACGATGATAGGCATCGCGCGAACGCCGATTTCTATTCTCGGCATGGGTTCGACTAACATAACTATTTGGACCTCGTGACTCACTGTCATCGAGAGTATGCCGATACCAGGAACGAAGATCTCGGCTGACGGCGCGAACACCTCGGAGCCGGCGGGGATCGTCGGCGGCTCGATGGTTTGATTGAACGCAACGAGAACACTCGGCGCGTTCAACGCGACGCCTGAAGAGATCAGCGCAGCGTTCGCTTCGTAAGCTGGACTCGGCGGCGTGATAACCGTCGTAGAGTCGATGACAGGCGGCTCGACAACCGCGGCCAGGTTCGCTGGAAACAGGCTCACTGTTGACGCGATTGTCGGCGTCGTAATGTTCAGTGCGAGGCTGGGTGCGTTCAGCGTTGCGCCGGACGGGATAGCCGGCAGCAGACTTACTTGAGCTACTGTGGGCGCGCGAAGAACGACGCCGCTGGCGATGGTAGGAGCCTGAACTCCGTACGCTACGCTCGGTGCAAAGAGAGCTGACCCACTTGTGATCGTGGGTGTTGTAACACTCGATGTGGTAGTAAGCGTAGGTGCGTTCAGCGCCACGCCCGAGGCAATCGTGGGCGGCGCGATTGTGCCAGCGACAGTGAGCGTCGGGGCGTTCAGGACCGCGCCACTGACGATCGTCGGTACTTGAACAGCGTACGCTACAGTTGGCGCGTTGAGCTGCGCCCCCGAGGCAATCGTCGGTGGCTGGACCGCGTAAGCGGTTGATGGCGCGTTCAGCGCTACGCCCGAAGCAATCGTGGGCGGCTGTAAGACATACGCAACGGTCGGCGCGTTAAGGCTCGAGCCGGCCGGGATGTTTGCTGCTGTAAGATTCTGGGCTACACTCGGCGCAAAGAGAACGTTGCCGCTGGCGATCTGCGGCGTGGTGACAGCATAGGTGACAGTTGGTGCGTTGAGCTGTACCGCACTTGCAATCGTCGGAGTAGTGACCGACTGACCCTGGGTGACGGTCGGCGCGAAGAGCGCTGCGCCCGAAGAGATGTTCGGCGTCTCAACGTTCAGCGCGATACTGGGTGGTGTAAGTGTCGTGCTGCTGGCCTGCGTCGGGAGATTTATCTCATACGCCGGTGTCGGAACGTTCAGTACTGCGCCCGAGGCGATGGTCGGAAGACTGAGTGACTGGCCATCGTTAGCAGCGACTTTGAATACCGTGATGACGCCGCCGCAACCGCGTGAGGTCGTCCAGCTCGCTGTCGTTTCGTAGGTCCCAACAGGTAAAGCCCACTTTGACAACACTGCTATCTGCGTTGAGCCCTGCGAAACTTCCTCTGTGAAGCCGTTGGTGTAGCTGGGTGATACCGCGCTGTTACCCCATCCGAAGGCGGCAATGCCTAACCCATCATCTGCCGATGTGGTGGGTGTCGTTCCTGACGAATGGCTTGTCTCGCCGCCAACGCCGTCGCTGAAGGCAACTTGATCCACCGGGCTGCTAGCGTGATTTCCACTGAACTCGGCAATGGATAGCTTCGTGAGTGTCGAGTCTGTCCACGTCAACGTGACTGTGGTAGGCTCACTCGCACCAGCGATCTTCCACCAGATGC